AGACAGATATACATCTTTATAATTTTCTAAAAAATGCTTTATTGAGCTAAATCCGTGAGTTTTATCATTTTTCAATTCTATAACCTTAACCACACCATTACCTACAGAACGATTATTATATTTGTTTAGAAAATCATACCCTATTCTCAAAGAGTCCGTAGGTAATCCTTCAAATCTATAATACAGAAATATATCTACAATTACATTATTTTTATTAACATTAACAATAGATTCTCGATTAATCATCCATTTAATTCGCTGTTCCCATACGTCATAGTTGGCTGGATTATATGTACCCCCTGAGCCAGTATTGGCTCGTTCTTTAATATATGGGTAACACGGTATGATTTTAGCTATTCTCGGTACTACCATCCTGATTTAATCGTGTCTAATATATATTGCCTTGTGTCTTCACGTAGCCACCATCCAACAGGAATGCATATCATTTCATCTATGAACGATTCCAATTTAGGAAGATCTGTTTTGATATTCGCAACACATGAATGTTTATCGTTTCGCTCATGAACTCTTGACACTGTAATGCCAGCATCTTTCATTTTTCTCATGAAACCTTCTCGGTTTTTGACTTTTATAGTATACAACCAATATGCTGAGTCAAATCCATACTTATTTTCCAACAGATCCAATCCGTCTATGTCATGTAAGTTGTTATTATAAAATTCTGCATTATCTTGATGGCATCGAAGTATATGATCGGCATCTTTTAAATTTTCCAATCCAATTGTTGCATTGACATCATTCATATGGAATTTAAAACCTGGTTCTGGAATATCGTCTTCGCATCTGAAATCATCTCTGTCACCGTCTCTGTCTATTCCATACCATCGTAACAATTTAGCTCTTCTAGACAATTCTTCAAACGGACTTCCAATAAATCCCCCATCTACTGATGTGATATGTTTTATCGCTTGGGTGCTAAACGTCGATAAATTTCCTTGGAATCCAACATAGTCTCCATTATATTTAGAACCAAACGCATGGGCGCAATCTTCTATAATTAAAATTCTATTATTATATTTCTCCTCTGCATCACTTACTATTCTTCGTAACCGAAGCATATCTATTGGATATCCTCCCCAATGCACAACGGTAATGATTCTAGTGTTATGATTTATCTTAGACTCCAAATCATCCAGATCCATATTCAGATTATTAGGATCAACATCCACCCATTTCAATTTCAGACCATTTAATAAAATTGGAAAATTGGTTGCTGTACAGGTTAATGGAGTAGATAATACTTCACTGTTTTCATCCATTCCTGGCCATATTTTATCAGTTTCTCCCCAATAATATTTCGTTTTCAATGACATGGGTGACTTCAACATATGATATAACAAGTGCTCGGCTGATGTTGCTGAATTACAAGTTATAACGGATAATGAAGTTGGCTCTTCTCTATGTGTGAAGAAGGTTTTTAGACTCCGCTCAAATTCTTTGACTTTAGGACCTTCGCCCACATAACCTGATCTAAGTGTGTCTGAGACTGCGTCCACTACGTTAGGACTCATGTAAACTTTAAATAATGGTATATTCATAACTTTATTTTTTATTCATTTAATGGTCTAATCATATATGATTCAGTACTTAGATAATGGTCTTCAAATAATGAATCATATTTTCCTGTTATTGTAGGAAGATATATTGATATCAATTTAAATCGTTTATTATTAATTTCCGCCACCATGAATGGTATCATTTTATTCCGCGCGGAATATAAAGTTGAATGTACCTTGATATCTGATACGTCTTCTTTAAACGAAACTGTAGCAACTCCATCGGCTATTTGAAATATAGTATCTATTGTGTAAAGAGTGTAGAGTTGATTACCGTCTCTGATTATGTTTTCTGAGTTATAATGTTTCATAGAATTCATTCTGCTTCTGTTGTCTAACAAAATCTTTCTCATGTATTAAACACCACGACTGCAACGCTTCTAAGTCGCCCGAATCTATCTCACCACTCAATATATTAATATCAATAAATTCTTTTCCTATATATGCAAACTTTTTTGCGCCTACTACCTTTTCATGTACCCGACCTTCCCATTTAATAGCTGGAATATTCTTAAATAACCTAGCTTGATAGTCTGGAAAGTTGATCACAGGCTGCTGGGTTGTTATTGCTACTGGAAATTTGAATTCATTAACTCTCCATCGTTGAGATTCAACATATTCATCTGTTAGCCCATATACTATATTAATGCGCGGAAGCCAGAATAACTCTACATCTGACGCATTTTGTAATACTATTGGTAAGGTCATCAATAATGAATCTCCTAAATACTCATCAGCATCTATCTGGAATATATAATCTTTGCTACAATTATCTTTCAAATTATTTTTAAATGCGGCAAAGTCTTTATTCAATGCAAAATCAATTACTTTAAATTCAGATCTACAATTAGGTGAAAATTCTGTAATTACTTCTATTACTTCGTCTGTGACATTTCCTTGATCGCATTGTATTACAATTTCATCATCTTCGCCAATAAATGAGTTAATCTGATGCAGTATGAACTTCAATTCTTTATGTTCATTACAAACAGGAATCGCGTAGCTCAACGTAATATTATTCTTCTTCATCTGCAATTATATTATTCTGCATTATATTTTGATACTCATGGAAAACTTCTTCAAATCCATTTAATGGTCTTAACATTATTGGTGGATGTTGCATTTTAAACATTGCAATTTTCACACCATCATTGGTCTGAATTGGTAACCGTACAATATCAGGGCCTTCCGACTCTTCATTTGATTGTATAGGTTTTATATCTGATATAGCCCAACTTAATTGACCATCATTTCCTGGTAATGGGTGCAACACGCCATAAGGAGATATGCTCATCATAGGATACCATACATGATTACCTTGTATATGCTTAGCATTTACTACATATTCAGGCATCTGCCTTTCAATCACTGCCAATGCCTCTGTATTGTCTGTTGTCCATGTATTCCAATACGTCTGATATCCAGTTTCTATACAAACTTTATACAGATCGTCTGTACCGTTGTCTTTCTTAACTGACTCTACTAATACTTTAAAGTTTCCTGTTAATGGAGAGCGCTCATCATACGATGCTGCTCTAGTTGTTCCTGATTTTTTTCTTCGTGCTACTTTCATCATTGGACTTTTTTCATTTTTCGCTTCGGTAATTGCAACGACACTTCTTCGGGTGCTGTATTTAATGTAAGAAAATTTTCCATATTTTCCAAATATTCTTGCAATTGTTTTTGCATTTTTTCTAATGTAAAATTATCTATGACGTGCGCCTTTTGCGCCTTTGATCTACTTTTGTGATCTTTATAATTATTCATACAATCTATCATAACTTTTGCGGCAACTTCATAATTTACTGTAAACCATTTTGAATCTGCTATGATCCATTCATTAACTGCAGATGCGTGCACTGGTGTCAACATACCAGGAAGCATTGTAGCATATTCCGGATGAAGAAAATCTACAGGCCCTGACCAATTACTACATATGACTGGCTTCCCTGTTGCTGAAAATTCTAATAGTGGTCTACCGAAGCCCTCACCTTTCGTAAATGACACCATCGCCTTTATCTTAGGTGAATTATATAAATCATTCATTTCAGCATCTGTCAAATCTCCGTGTAAGAGATAAACGTTTGGCAAAATTCTATCTGGATATGCTTTTTGAACGAGCGCCCTGATAGATTGGATTTTAGATTCGATCGCATTATGACTAATTATCGAATATCCAGCACTAGAAGTTTTTATAACAAATGCGGGCTGTTTTGGGGAATTCGTTGTATTTGGTACGCTAAATACTTCGTAAAATAATTTAAGTTGGGCACCTATATCCTTTCTATCTGCACCTAAATCTCCTTGGAGCCAATGACCTACAGATAAGAAACAAAACGACTCTGGTATCTTTGTTAGACGAGTAGATATGTCAGACTTCTTAATCTTCTTATCATTATTAAATACTTTTGTGTCCAATCCCTCAAACAAAACTTTCACTGGCTTCTGTAACTTTAAGTTAGACATCACTTTATTCGTGTCTTTTGAGCGTTGTTCATATCCAGTCGTTTCAAAAACTCTTTTAGAATGCTCGCTACTGGTTAAGACCAAGTCCATGCGATTACAGCCTTGAATCCATTCGGGCTTGCAAATAGTTGTTTCAATACCTGCAGTGATTCCAATATTGATATTACCAACTACTTGAAATTCGTTAGGAATAGTTATGTGTATAAATATATCAGGTTTATACGTCAATTGACCAGCGATCAATCGCTCTAGTATCTGAGCATGGTCTGGATCTTCTGGTTTAAGAGCATCTTGGGGAGTATTTCCCCATGGGATTGGTACAATATCTAAATTTGCGCCCATGTTGATAAGCGATTTAGCAATGTCTCTAGATCTATGACCATAACCAGACTGTGTGGTTACTGGGGCTGCTAGAACGATTTTCTTGTCTGTTAAATTCATTGTAACTTTTTTATAGTTTTTCAAACATTATTATCTAATCTGATAGAAACTGACAGGAAGCATCTGTAATGCCATTTTCTAATAATTTTGGAGATGGTTCAATTCGCTTCAATGTATACCGATTACCGCCCTTGAATAACTTAATAATCGTATTCAATCCTTTTGCAATACCATTACCCATATTCTTGGCAGACATTCCACATTCATCCGACAATAGCCATTCTCGACCAACCATTCCTCGTCTAGGTAATTCTAAACGACTGCCGTGCTTAACGCTAATTACTTCACGCAATGTCTCTGCAAGATCTTCTGGTAGTACCCTATCATCAAAAATAAATGGAGTCTGCACAGAACCTTGGATTGATCGGTTAGATGGGAAAACTGGAAACGCCCATTCTCCACATTTTTGGTAACGGGCCATATGATTGCTGCTTATTTCATTTGATGGAGTAAACCATTTACCATTATCATCAACAAATCGCATTTGGTCTTGCAACCCTCCAGTAACATTATTAATTACTGGAGTTCCTGCCATAATTGATTCTGCTGAACTTAACCCAAACCCTTCATTACTTGCAATATTAACTGTAACATCTGCCAGATTATATAAATAGTTCATTTGAGTAACATCAACTTTATTGGTACTGAATATTACCTTATAGTCAGGGCATATAGCTTGATGCACAGCGAGTAAGTCGGTTCCATTCGCATCTACAGGATTAGTATGCATTAATAATGCTACTTGTGATCTACCTTCTTCCGGTAACGTGTCTACAAATAATTTAAATCCATATATAACATCTGAAGGATTCTTTCTCCGAATGTTTCGGTTTGTCCAATATATGATAAATTTAAGCTCACCGTTATTCTTAATGAACTCGGTTTTGAATTTATCATAATTCTCCCAATCATCATGATCTTCAGTTATGGGAAAGTATGTATTAGGATCAATTCCATGAGGAACATATGAAGTCAACACATCACATGGTTTGAATCCTTTTAGCCCCTTTTGATTGAGATCAAATGTTTTAACACCAGCGTACTCTAATACTTTATTATGTATCAAATGTGATTGCTTGCTGATACCCATAATTAGATCGCATGATGCGTAAGCTGATTTATTCCAAACTGGATATGGGAAGTTGTCCCAAATTGCGTAATAGCATAATGGAATCTTATATTTATTTCTCAACTCATGCTCCATTTCATACAACCATCCCCAAAATCTCGGATCTGTGAAATGGAGTATCGCGTCTGGTTGTTCGAGTTTGATTAGCTCTCGTAACTTGGCTTGAGTGCCATATCCTGAATGCGGATACAATTTCACATATGCATCTTCTACTCCAGATTCCTTTGCTATATCAGCTGATGCATCTACGACCATACCTTCTTTCGGATGCTTAACAGCAGCTGCTAGTTGTACCCAATTAAATTGATCTGCGGTATTTACAACAAATGCCTTTGACATTGTACCAATACCAGATGTAGTGAATAGATCATCACTTAATAACAATATCTTTGGTCTGGATTTCTGCTGCTCTGTTACCTTCCGCAGCGTTGGCAATTTTAATTTTGTCTCGTTGTTCATGTATAACTGTTTATTATTTTATTATAAATATATTGCGTAAGTATATTTTACATGATAATTTTCCATGAAATTTCGCCTTTCTTGAGGCGCTTGATTAAATGTTTCAAGTCGGCATCAACGCTACTATCAGGTGATATAAACAAGAGCATTTTATCGACCTCGTTATACATATGACTGTATCTATTTGGCAAATGCGAGATATGCTCATTCTTCCCATAATAACTTTGATGCAGAGCAGAATATTCATTATATCCAGTAAATGATGGGTTATATTCTGAATATCCTAGACCGAACTCCAATGCATATTCCTTCACTGCTGAATCAACATCTCCATATCCTCCTGAAACTATAGTTACCGTTGGTCCAAATGTTGATTTTAATTTTTTGATGAATTCACCAATCTTAATTTGATTAATATAGTGCTTTGATCCTGTAATCCCCACTCTTATCATAACATTAATGTATTTCAGTGATTCGATTATCAACAGGACATAAATTTTCCTTATCATTGTATATACAAAACCTGCAGTTGTAAAAATTCTTTCCGGCGATTGCAGGATGGCTAATATCTCGATACTTTCCATCCTTAGTAAACGACTCTGCAATAAATTCGTCGAAATCTTTTCTAACTCTATTCATAGACACTTTCCCTGACGCTGGAGAAAATTGACTCACTCGTTTGATTGGCCATAAACTGTCTGGATCTATTTTCTGCCTCAAAATGAAGTATTCAATCTTGACTTTTTCTGGTGGTATATTGAATTTTTCACAGAAATGTGATTTATACAATATTAATTGATCTGTCACATTTTTGTCTTTCCGCTTCCATTTATTCCAACCATTCTTTGCAGTCTTTATATCAATTATAATATATGTGCCGTCACGCTTATCAAAAAATACCAAATCTAAGTGCGCTGTCAATTTTACATTATCTACATCTGCATTAGGCTTCTTCAATATTGGTAACTCTATTCCAACTAATTGAATACCCTTTCTAGAAAAATATAGTGACCGCTTCCGCTTAACAAAATCTAATATTTGGCAACCATCATGATAGAATGTAGCTAACTCTTCCTTTGACGAGAAATGCTTACCATATCTTTCAACAGCTAGCTTATATTCAGATTTAAAGGCGTCTAGGAATATTTGATGTAAATTCATCTCATTCGCAGACTTAACGGTAACCAGAAAACATTGCTTTATATAAGTTTGAATGGTTTCATGCATTGCTGTACCATACGCGAAATATATTGACGGATCTTCAAATTTTTCAGATCTGACATATCTGAGCTCCCAGCTCTTTGGGCACTTTCTATATTTCGAGAATTGTGACCAACTGACCAACGTCTCTGTATCCCAATTAATCTCTTCATTAACACAAATGCCAAATACACCTTTGGCATATATCAAGTCATCACCCATAGTTTAATTATTTTAGTGGATTTAATAATTTCTCTTCACTTTCAGATAATCCAAATCGACTCAAATACGTTCCAATCATTGATGCATATTCGTTCACATCTATATCGTGCAACATTTCCAAATTTTCTTTAGTTTGAGTAGTAGACCAATTTTCTTGCTTAGCCACAAAATCAATCAATGAATTATTTGGATATGTAATCGGTCGATGTAAAGATTTCGATGATTTAATATACTTCGCATAAAACTTAGACTTCGGGAACAAATCCAAATATACTTTGTAAACCTCTCTAGGCTTCATACCAGTAATCGTTAGCTTCTGACAGAAATTAATCGCGTCTGTATAGTCTGGATGCATAGAAATAAACCTATTGATCATAAACGGCGAAAATGATTTATGATCCGCCTCCGTTAATGATTCCCACGGAGTCTTTTCTTGAAAAATGCATTTCAAAAAATCAAAAATACCTTTCACTCCAGATTTTTTCTTGTATGTTTTTTTCTTCGCCATTGTGTATGTATGTGTTATTAAAAATAGCCCCCCAAACATGCGCATATCGTAGTTAAACAATAGAGGCGAGGGGGGCGTTTCATAGCTATGTCATTTTGATGATTTTATCATCATCTGCAGATTTTTCATCTGGAGGAGTCAGTCCTGGTAGTGGAGTACCGCAATCTGCGCATCTGAATGTCGGCAATGGTAACATTTTGTCTCCACCACCTCCCAAGACAATTCCTGAAATAGTTCTCAATTGAAATGCTTGTTGAAAGAATTCCCCATCGCATGATGTGCATGACACAGGCGTCGAGTTTTGAAAAATCATTGCTGGATTCATTCCTGCTAACGGGTTTTGATTTGGATCTTGCATTATTGTACTTGTTTTAATTAGTTATTTAAAATTTCTATAATATTTATGAGCATCGCCATAACATTAATTTCATGATCTACTACCATAGCATCGTCGCGTTGACCTTCTGCTATTTTTAATATAACGCCAGCTTGCTGACCTTCGCCGGCATAGCTATCTAGATTTTCATATAGCGCAGTATATAATTCTTCAAATGACTTCACACCGCTATCAGCTATAATTTGCCTAATTGTGCGATATATTTGATTTTTGGTACCAGGACCTTTCAATGCGGTTATTATCTTATCCACGTATTGCATTGCAGTTGCTTGCTTCTGAGATAATATTAATTTTGATGTCTGTTTGTTCACTTGCATTTGCAGTGCATTAATCGCCCTACGTATATCCGGATAATTATTGGATACAATTGTCGCGACATCCTTTATATTATATGATATATTTTCCATATCCAATATATGAACCATTCTCTTGGCAACTTCCGTTTTAGATGGAGGTAGAATTTGAAAAACAGTACACCTGCTTTTAACCGGATCTATGATTTTTTCTGAATAATTGCACGTCAATATGAATCGACTATTCTTTGAAAATGTCTCCATCAAATTTCTTAGCACAGCTTGTGCCTGAGGTGTTAAGTAATCGGCTTCGTCGAGGAATACAACTTTCCATTTTCTAAATGATGCGCTAGATACAAATCCCTTGATCTTTGTTCTAATTGTGTCAACGTTGTTGTCGTCTGACGCATTAAGAAATAATACATCACAATCTATATTGTTAACTAATACTTTACCTAATGTAGTTTTTCCTGTACCGGCTCTAGCATGGAGGAGAATATGTGGTATATCTCCATTAAGGATATACCCATTCATGGTGTCTTTTATCAAATCATTTCCGATATACCCATCCATTGTATGAGGGCGGTATTTTTCTGTCCAAAGGCTGTTGGACATATTATTTCTTATCATAGTCATAATGTATAGAATTTGTTAATTTATCGATGAATTCAACTGAATCATAATATTTGGTCATATGCTCTAATTCATCCAACAGCATATCTTTATAAGATAAGTAATTTTCTTCAATATTCCTAATTTTTTCAAGAATTTCTTTTCGATTTCTTATAAAATTTATAAATGGTGGCCTCAACACTATTGGGTCATAAAACCAATCATGATGCTTAAACATATTAGAATATAATGGTAATTTTGGCGCAATCGGAATACATCCAAGCTTCATAGCTTCGTATATCATATATGGATCAACATCTACAGCGTTAAAAGTTAGTATAAATTTAGATTTTATCGCCAAATTCATATATGACCGTTTAAGCATCCTCACATTTTGAGCATTGATGATATCATATTGAGGAAAGTCTTGTTCAATAGCCAGAAATAGTCGATCATCAATTTGACCATTGTCTGGATGCGATTGTATCAATATTGTATTCTCTTTTTGATCTTGTATAGAGCGATGACTATACTCTTCGGCCAACGCCACAGAACTATCAGCTGCTATGTTAAATGGTAACGGTATACTGACAACGCCTTCCAAATCCGATCGGCCTATTTGATAGTACCGAATAAATGAATCCCTATCCAAGTATGAAGGGATTAAATTCAAATCATACATCTTAATCAATGCATTTTCAGATAATTTAACTGGATGCTTATTGATATTGCCCATCGAACGCAATCGATTGCGCTTATTACCATCTCGATGAAACATACCATCTAACCAAATACCAGCTAATGTAAAATATTTCTTATACTTGAGTCGATACATATGCAAGTCGTGAACAATACTCACATCTGCGTTTGTAATCAATATCAATGTACGTTCATCGATGACATTATCTAACAGCCAAGGAAGTTCAGATGTTATTGAATTTACAGCATGAATGTTAGACAATTCTATATGCTTGGCCTTTCTAACATTCGATATTATAAATGATTCAAATATAGAATTGTCTTGACTGAAATTCAACGGCAGGGATTTCCATCGGTCATCATACGAAATAGCAGCTGACGCATTATCGAATATAACTACCTTGTTGATATGCTTACCAACGATACTTTTATCTGGACGAATTCCTCGTGACGCCAATTTTTTCTGTCGACGCTTAATCAATTTCTGCCGTTGAAATTCCTTCATTTACTCAATAACTTCCGCAATCTTAGTTTCTGTTACTGACTTAATTCTAAACTCTCGCAAATCGCCAATTTCTCTAAAATTATTTGTAACTGCCACTTCTGCTTCGGTTACTCCTGTAGCCAATGTTAGGTATTGCTCTGTGTGTTTTTTTACCTTTCCACTATCTTGTTCAGCTGAAATTTCAACGTCTACTCGGTAATATCTTTGTCCATCTGTTCTCATATAAAATTTATTTTTATTTAAAGTTTAAAAAGTTTATGAAAAATCTTTGTTCATTATTTTAATTGCGCGGTCTTGTCCATACTCACGCTCCAATATTGCAACTTCCTCAATTAATCGCTCGTTGTTCTTTATCAACTCAAATATCGATTGCAATTTCTGAGGAGAATGCCGTCTTGCTAAATTGCAAAATTCTTTTAGTAACATGACCTCGGAAATGGACAGGTCTTTAAAATGAAAATAGCCTTTAAATTTGCCACCATTTCCATAATGTACACTCGTATCATAGTCACTATATTCTTCAATTGGCGTATTATTAATTAACATTTGTTGTAAATTTATGTGATTAACTAAATTAAAGTGATATATTAATATTATTTGATGTATCAAAATCAACATCATTTGGGTCAATGCGAGCTATTAGCTTAGTAGCCACTTCTAAAATGGCATCGACCCTTCCGTGCTTATTTAACTTTGCGATAACACTCGTTTTCTTTCCATACTTCACCATAATACATAAATCAGTACAGTCATCTTCAGTGATATGCAATACTGAACCGCGTTTAAACGTTTTCTTCTTTGCCATACAATTTGTAATTTATTATATTCTTAATATACAATACTCCTATATATATACTACTACCTCCTAATAAGATATTTGGGTGGGATTCCCCACAAAATCCAAATAAATGTTTGAGTACTTCTATCATGGTATTAATTTATATTTTTTTTAATATATAAGGTACTTGTCTCATAAACCCATCTACATTATCCATTCCATATCCAACTAGCCATTCATCTGTCAATATCCGATGAGCGAAATCTACATATCCAATTTCTCGCAATCGTGCTATTACAGAATCATACCCTTTAGATCTGGCAGCTAATGTATATAACTTAATTGACTTGAAGGGAACAGTTTGAGAGAGTCGAGTAGCTAATAGCTCAGCTGTGTGCCCTGAGTCTAATATATCATCAAATATCAATATATTATTATCTGGCGCAATAGTCTCAAGAAAATTCATTTCATAGTCGGAAGATTTCTCTGTACCAACATATGTCTTTATCTTGACAAATTTGACATCAATATCAAATGGTAAATACTTAATAACATTTGCAAAAAACATAAACCCTCCATTCAATACACATAATGCTGTTACAGGAGTGGCCGGATCTTTCAAATACTCGGAAGTGATATACCTTGCTAATGATTGGCAATATTCTTCAATTTCAGCATCTGTGACTAACACATCATAATCTGGATGATTGAATGTATTCGTGCTTACAGTTATATTATGCGTAGAATCGACGTCCAATTCGTGGCGCTGTAGTATTTCCTTAAATGCTTGCTCATAGAACATTGGTGGATCATTATCAATTAGTGTAAGTACACGACTCGCGTTCTCTTTCTTGAGCTTAGCTAATGCAATCACTTCTTCTTTGATTTGATAGCTATCAGCCTCCTTTAAAATTTCTGCTATTTTTTGTCGATTTTCCATGATCTAGTCTTGCAACATTACTTGATAATACTTACTTTGATAACCTTCACCCTTAAATGTCAATGTCATTATACCTTGAGCACTTAATTGAATTGTTCCTAGTTCACAATCTTTATTTGCAAGTAATATTTCTTTGAATTTATTTGCATCAAAAGTCATTATGGGCACATTCGAATGATTGTCAGCATCATTTAATGGCAACTCCAATTCTATTCTGTCTGTGTTATGCTCAGCATAGTTTATAATAACCTTCATAACAGGACCATTACTACCTAATGAATCTACCTCAAACGCCATTACTGTGGATTCTGATAATGCTCCCTTCGCTTTATTGAATTTAGAAATAAAGGCGGCCGATATTGTTAATGTAATATCTGGATCTGGTATTGTATTCGTACTAGGAGGAGTTGGAATCACGTCTAGATCAGCCAGGTTAATTTTACTAGTAAATTCAGTATCATTAATTGCCAATGATGTAGCAACACCGCCGGCAACGTTCACATCAATACTAACTTCGTTACCATAAATAGATAACATCTTTACTAATGAATTTGTATTGAATATGCCAAATTCCATTGAATCATTAGGATCATCTGTCAATGTTATATCATCACAAACAACAAATCCTAAGACGTGGCTACAATCTGTGGAAAAGCTCGTCATTAATTTATTTTGCTTATTTGTGACTTTCACTGAATTGCATAAT